ACAATTTTGAGAAAAGCCAAATTAAACGCGGCCTGAGAAATAAGATTAACAAAACTTTTGAGAGGCCACGCCAAATCACTGTTAATAAATCATCACATAAAAGTTTTATTAGTGATAATGATCTCAGAAAAATTAAGCCAATATCAAAAAAGAAAACTGAAACTATACTAAAGTATATAGATAGGGGCAAACGCGCAACGACAACAATGGTTGCGATTGGCACTGGTCTTGGTGTTTCAGATCTGGCTTGGTCATTAAATGTGTTATATAGGCAAAATTTAGTTGACCGAGCTTATGAGCGAACCACGCCAATTATCGGTAACGCAGGGGCAAGGTCATTGCGTTACGTTTACTTTAAGAAAAAATAATGTATCGTGTGGGAAAGCCATGCCCGACTTTACCCACACGTTTTATTATGTAAATTTGCATAAATCTTCAAGCAGTTTATTTAATCTATGAAGCTGTTTATTACTTGCTTTAATAATTCGTCTTCATTTACAAACTGTTCTGGGTACAAGCGAGTTGATGTTTTTTTGATAATTGGATCATCTCCCCTAGCCCAATAGATTTTTCGTATATCATACGCCACCAATGCATATATATCGGATTTTTTATTGTTTCCCACTGGGCTTGTTCCCCAGCGGTACTGGGTCTTATTTCCAGTTTTCTTGCTGGCAGTCTTAACTTGTAAAGTCAGCAGTTCGCCGCTTGGCGTTTTTAAATACGCATCGTCAACTTCATGCTGTACCAAGATGCAAGAAATGCCAGCAAAGGCTAATCTTGATAGAGCCAGAAATTCCCCAGCTCTACCAATATTGTTACTATGCGTTGAGCCACTCATAAATCTTTTTTGTTTCGCCTGTTCTGTCCGTAAGGCCATGAGTGCCACCATTTACTCGACGAGTGATTTTTAAAATAGTCTCATCGTTTACGCCATCGTCTGCAATGTCGAATAACTTGTTTTTATTAAAGAACCACATTGCCGTATCAAATGCGTAATCCTCAGCCACCAGATCTGGGTCTGTCATAATCTCAGGTAAGCCCATATCAGAGCTGAATGCCCTGTAATTATTTTTCCCTGTAATCATAAGATAACCTTTTCCAGAAAATAAAGCGCCTTCATTGGTATTAGCATCGTTACCCATGCGTCCACCATAAACCTTATTAGCTAACGCTGTTGGGTTTCGAGAATATCCCTCGCAGGACGCCAGATCAGGAAATCGACTAGGCCAGACGCGCATCATGCTTTCTGCGCTGTAGTTCAGATTTTCTCTTGTATGCCGCCAGTGACCGCTTTCGTGGCTCGCCTGACCCATTAGGTGGGCGGCTCGTTCATTTGATAGCTCGTAGTGCTGGGCAATGGCCTTAGCCGTGTTTTTTCCAAAATGTCCGTCTGCCCCAACGCCGACTTTATCTTGCAATTTTTTCATCGCTTCTGTCATAGCTATGCCTTTTTCTTTTTTCTTTGTGATTTTTTAATCGCCTCATTTGTCGGCGCACCTTTAGTATTTTTTTTACGCATTGTCTCACCACTACCAGCCGCGATCCTTTTTCGCTTGTTGTGGATATTCGTCCACAAGCCTTTTGCCGCTTTTGTTGTTTTTGACATTATTTTTTACTCCCAAAATATTTACTCACACCACGCATCCCAATTGATGCACTCACAATGCCACCAAGGCTGTATTGATACCAATCAGGCATATTAGATAGTGCGGCAAAACCAGCTTGCACAATGCCATTTCCCCAATCACCACAAAACGCTAAAATTAATGGTATCGAGAAGAGCAGAGTTATCCACTCGTCTTTCCAGCTATTCTCAGTGGCTTTCATGGCGGCAATATCCCAATCGATCTCGCCAGTAGCTATTTTCATTTTTGTTTGGGCTTCAGCCTGCTTCACAGCAGTCTTGCCCTCGATCATAGTTCCAGCAAGATCTGCAACTTTGCCTAATAATCCTAGTCCAGCTATCATTTATCTTTTCCTTTCGCTAATGCGTTTGCCGAAAAGAACACGGACACTAAGGCCGCTACACTTACAAAGTATATACTTGCCATCGATCCTAATATTTTTGCGGCTTCAGTTAATCCAAAAATTTCTGCGCCTATAACAGCAAATGGATAGAGCAACATTCCAAACAGCGCGAACCATGTCATTGATCGAATGGCATCACGCTGGGCGTCCTCATCTGCCATTTTTAAACGCCTGTCCTCAATAGCCATGCGATCCCATTCAGCCTGATCAATTGATCCGTTACCATCTACGTCAAATTTTTTAAATTCATCCATGTTAATCCGCCAGAGGATTGTCTAGCGCCCTTTGTAGTTTCTTCGTTAATTTATCTTCCAGTTCTTTCATTTCGCCACTTTGTGAAATTCTAACACGTTCTCTCTGATTTTCAAAGCGCACCTCTGCCTTATCAATCATCTCCCTAACTTTATCCTCAGATTTGCGTACCATGCCCTCAACTCTATCGGCTTGGCGCTCGATGCTCAAAATATCATCACGCAATCCAGTTTTGATCTCGCGTGTGTAATCCATAGTTTGTTGAATATTAGCGTCCATCAATTCCATTTGAGTTTGGTATTCCTGCAAATCAAGGCCAGCAACCTCTTCGATCTTTTGCCACATCAGCAGGCCACCATATAAGCCAGAGCCAACTGTAGACAGGAATGCAAATATTGCTATTATAGATCCAGCCGTCAGCTTCATGCCCCCAGCTTGTAGTTGGCGGTCAGCTAACCCATCAATACCATCTGCAATTTTAGTTGTATCGACCATTAGTTCTCAAATTCCATTTCTGAAGATTGCAAGTTTTTCATGGCGTCCAGCTCTTCCTGCAACATGCGAATTTCCATTTTGCGTTGCAACAGCTCCACCTCAAATAGTTTCTGGCACTCAATACGCTTTTTTGGTGCATTCAGTGGAATAACAATGCGAGCATAAACGCCAATATCTTTGCCTCTCGCGTCAGTGTTAAGGCCAGACAGCAGGCCAGTTAAGCCGTATTCCAAAAGTGTCGAGCCTGAGATAGAGTTTGAGCATTCAATACTGCCAGATCTTATTCTGTCGGATTGTGTATTCAGATTTGGCGTCGGTAACGCCAGAGACAGTGACGAGCTATCGGCAAATGCACTGCCAGCAATTAAGGATAGAATGATTGCATATTTCATTTAGTTCCCCCTGTAATCTTTGAACATACCATAGATCTTACAAATGGCTTAGAACCTCGTTCTTTCATAGTCTTCGAGATTGTGCATATATATTGCGCCTCGTCCATATCGCTCTTTTTAACATATACATCAAAGTTTTTTCTAGTTTGGTAATCAACTTTTATTATTCTATGCCTTGTGGAAAATGGAAGCCCCACAAAATTTTTATCAAATAGTGCTATTCTGTAATATTTAACGCGCTCTCTCTGGTTAAATATAGACAGCTCAAATTTTACCACATCTTTAACTGTGGAATACTTCATTTTTGGGTAGGCTGGGGTCTGTTCGTGAGCAGATACGCCAGACCCCAATAACGTAATGATTACAAGTGCTTTTAATTTGGAATACATGATGCGGTAGTTTGGGCAATATAAGTCCCACCTGTAAACGGCTTGTTACTTCCGCCGCCATACTCAGCCACACTTGATACAGTAAACCATGTAGAACCAGCAGTTGTTAATGAGTACGATGTAGTAGCCCCAGAAACAGTTTTAGCGCTATCATATCCTGACATGCCAGCGTCACTGGTATTGCTCACTGCAACAGATCCTGTCCATGTTACAACGTCATTTAGAGATGGTGATGATGTAAAACTTGTTGGGTATGTGATGTTGGCTGTGTAACTGTTTGCTATGGCAACATCGATGCGGATCTCTGGCAATATTCCACCATCAGACGCCGATGTTGATAATTTGCTGGGCGTCGGATTTCCGTATGCGCCAGTTTTAGTTGTTTGGATTACACACTTAGCCGCCACATTGCCGACTATATCTACACTATTTGCAAAAGCTGGTGTGGCTAGTGCTAACAGTGGAATTGCTAAATATTTCATATTAACCTCACTTATTGTACTGCATGTCTACCATTTTTTCATGCTTTAGTTGTTGTGCCAAATTAGCCCTTAAAGCTCTCTTGTTATCTGGCATTTGTTTTTGACTTAATTTATGCTTATCTTTGTATATACCACCATTTATCTTGAGATCATAGTACGTTTGCAAATTGGTTTGATTGTTAATCATATTGATAAGCTCATTTTGATTATAATCTTGAAACATAGTTAAAGCATTTTCAGCAGACATCAGACCCAGCTCTATTTTAGTTGGTTTCTTATTATCTTCATCATCTTCTGGTATTTCAGCATCATCTGGGTATTCGTATTCTTCCTCTTTAATGGTATCCACAACAGCGTCATCTTCTAATGCATTATAAACTTCAACCTCTGGGATCTCTGGGATGGGCTTCTTATACCCAGCACAACTTGGATTTAACTGTGGGTCATAACACTCATCAACGCGAAATGTATATACAACTGTAGCATTCTTAACAGTTCCCTCGCCTTCCACTGTGATAGACCCATCACCCCAGCGCTCTAGCGGAATATTATTTAATGAAAATGACTTCGTGATTGTATTTGATGGAACGCCTGACCAATCGTCAGTTTCTTTAAATAAGTAACCATCGCCGCCAAAGTTTAGATTACCCACAGTAACCTTCATGTCCGCGTCTGTTTCTTTTTCTGTGGTGTATCTATAAATCAAGCCGTTTATATCGACGCCACCAATTGATGGTAAGACAGATGACATACCCCAGCTTAAACCATTTTTGGTGGCATTGGTGCTTGCCCAATAACTGTATGGCTCTGCGTTAGAGTAAGAGTAACATAAACAAAGTGCCAATAATGACACCAAGCCCAATTTTAGTTTCAGCTTGTTCATCAAAAAGCCTTTCTACTAGATTTTTCTGGTCTTCGCTAATACGCGCTTCCACAGCTTTCATCTCCCATTCAAGTCTGGCCTCATCTCCTATTTTCCCATTGATTGGACAGGGCGTGCCAGCGTTTTTCATTGCCTCTTTGACCCTATCATCGGCACATAATAGTGACACACTAGCCACGCGCATTCCGAGGTCTGATAATAGCTTACTTGCCCTTATGCGTTCACAGTTCAAGTCTTTTACAGTCTTGCCGCCAGAGATACCTAATATCTGCGTTTGTACTGCGCCTGAGATCCCCACGACACATAAGTCAGATCCGCTTGTGCTAACTTGTGGCGATATAGCTGATGGTGGTGGGCTGTTAATCGTGGTATCCATAGACCCACTAGAATTGATGCTTGTATCTGTCTTTATTGTGTCATCTTCAGCATAAGCAAAACTGCCAAAAACAATGAAAAATCCAATTATTAGTAAACGTAGCATTTTACTTCCGTTCTAGTATGCGATCCATCTTTGCGTCGATCAAATCTAGCCTGCCGAACAATCTATTCATTGACGCACTATTGTCAGATTTCGTCACATATTCCTCTCGCGTTCTGTTCAACAGAATTTGTAATCTGTTCAACTCTAAAACATATCCGCGTAAAACAAAACCCACAAACGCCAATGCGAATGTGAGCGTGCCACTCCATAGGTCTGCCATTTCCATTAGTATTTGCCCTGCCATACTCTTAAATCCGCAAATTCTCCAGATGTTAATTTTCGTTTAACGACTTGATTAGCCGCTTCTGTGTCACTCCAGCTCACGCCAGCCTCTTTAAGCCAGACGCCAATCAAAGCCGCATCAACTTGTGCAATTAGCTTATGATCTGAGCCAAAAGTATTATCTGAATTTTGACGAGCGTATTCTGCGTCACGCATCATTTGGCTACCATCAAACGTGCGTTTTATGTTAATTTCGCCATTGTCAGATATTTCAATTTTTTCGCCTATTTTTGAGCTTGCCATATTACGTTCTCTTAGATTTAGTGCCAGAACATTTCCAGCGTTTGCGTGATAAATTCAATGGGCTATTCGGATTTTTAGCCGCCTTCGGAGATCTCTTCTTTTGACCAGCAGATCGGGCGCAATATGCGTCACCTTTTTTTGTGCCAGCTCTTACTCTCGGCTTACCATCACTCGCTAGTCCAGCTTG